AACATGTACACCGACACCGACGACATCGGAGCCGGTGACCGTGATTAATTCAGGAACATAGGGATAAACGGTTAAGATATCGCCGTCATAGCTGGCCGCGGCACAATAGGCTGCGCCGCCGGTTTCCAACTGGATGGACATGCCAATCAGATGGCGCGAAGCGGGTTTGGCATCAAAAATCAACCGTTCCAGTTCAAAATAGGTAGATTCGGTGATGCCGGTGTCCATCACGCCGATATCCAGCCGGAAGGTGCCGGGCGGGTCTTGGTTTTGCCACCATTCAATCACGCGGATTAAGTAACCAAACGGCTCTACCACCCGGCGGATGGCGCCTATAGTCCCCTTGTGCTTATGGACAAACATCGCGGCGTTAATCGACTCCCGTTTGACACGCTCCGGCCAGTCCATATCCCAGCGGTCAACCGACCACGCCCACGCCAGATAGGGCAACAATTTCACCGGACAGCGATCCGGATGCCACAGATCACGAAGGGGGACGGGAATATCGGCCAGACTGGCGAGCGCTTCGGCGGCGGCTATTTCCAGCGGGGAAGAGCCGACCGGCAGCAGGCGGTTATTCATCGGAACCCCCAATGATGACCTCCGAACGGGTACAAAAACTGGCCTGGGTTTTATCCAGCACCATGTCTTTAGCCGGTGTTTTCAGGTCAACACGCTGGACGCCGGGGGCATGTAACGCGGCAAAGATGGCACTGCGCACGATATCGCGACCGATGCGGTGTTGTTCCGCCGTGTAGCGGGCCAGCCGTGCCTGCACATCCTGTAATATCGGCTCATACTCCGGTGTGGGGTAGAGGTACAGCACGGCATCAATTTCATAATCAACAATACGGGCGGACTGCACGGTCAGGCGATCGGCTACGGGGCGCACGTCCTCATCATTCAGGGCGGCATTAACGACGGCGATCAGTTCATCACTGGCCGCCCCGTTCCCGTCACGGGATAAGATGCTGACCGTGACATACGCCGGGGCGGGGCTGATGACCGAGGCATCGGCCACCCGGCCGTCCGCACTGCGGGCGTAGTATTCATAAGATGCCACGGGGCCCGCCACGCTTAAACCTTCAAATGCCTGCGGAATACGGACCCGAAAATCCGCGTCCGATTCCATCACGGCAGGGACAGGCGGCACGGCGTTATTGTTGGCAGGCTGCAAGACCAACCGTCGCACATGATTATTGGCACCAAGCTGGTCTAAGTCGCTGCCTTTGGCATAGGCAACCATCGCCGCCCGCGCCGCTTCATTGATGCGCTGGCGTAACAATAGCTCACGATACGCATTTTCCTGTAACAACTTGGTGATCGGTTCCGATTCCAGCGCCAGTGTGCGTGTGATGGCCTCGCGCTGCTCTGGCGGGGTCAGCGAAATTAATGCCTCTTTTCGTTCGGCAAACAGGGTTTCAAAGTCCAGCGGTTCGACCACATTCGGGGGCGGTAACAGGCTTAAATCAATCGTTGGCATGATTTCACCTCACCGGAATGGATAAAGAGAAAGGGGTGTCGTTTTGCACATTGACGCCGCTGATTTCGACCGACAATTCCCCCTGCCCGGAACGCAGATAATTAATGGTCTGCAAGCGGATACGCGGCTCCCAACGCGACAGCGCCATGTAACAGGCGCTCATGATCTTGAGACGCAGCGCCGGATTTTGTGGCTGGTCAATCAGGTTTGGCAGCAAAGAACCATATTCCCGGCGCATTACCCGTGAACCGATCGGCGTCATTAAAATATCGGCGATGCTCTGGCGAATATGGTTGCTCTCTGACAGGACGCGGCCACTGTTACAATCCATGCCCGTAAATTTCATTGCACTGGCCCCCCAGATGTACTGTCACCCGACCGTATTCCCTGATGTTTGTGAGAATCAACGATAATCCCGTTAGAACTGAATTGACCGCCGGTATGAGTGATATTGCCGTGCATCGTGCCGCCTTCGCGCACGGCCAGACTGCCCGTGCTCAGATGGTGGGTACAAATGACGGTCGGCGTATCCAGCGTGATTTGATTGCCGGCTGTGCAGGTGATTTGCGGTGCCGTGACCTGTACCGATGTGGAGGCTGTCACGGTGGCGGTTTTGATGCCCGTCACGGTTAAGGTGCTGCTTTGCGGCTCGTATTCCATCACCGCCCCGTCGGGAAAGGTAATGAACACCGCTTCGGCAGAGGCCGACGGCGCCGCATGGGCGGCAGAATAGAGCGAGCCGGCCACAAACGCGGTGGTCAGTTCACCCCCTATCGCCAGCACCAAAACTTGTTCACCCGGACTGGGCGCCCACCATGTACGGGATGTACCGGCACGCTGGGTTGTCCAGCGCAGCCAGTCGGTTTGCAGGCCGCTTATCTGCACACGGCAACGCTGGGTGTTCAGGTCAATCGCCGACACGGTGCCGACGCGAACCACATTCATTAACAATCGATACAGTTCTGTGAGTGTCATCATGCCTCCGCCAGATCGTGATAAATCATTTCAATCAGTTTCAATTTTTCATGCTCACTGATCCCCAGCAATTCACGCTGGGGATATCGCGCCCGAGCCAGTGCGTTGATACTGCCTTCCAGACCGTATTGATGTTGCCGGGCAATGGCGGCGGCTTTCCCCTGAAAACCAACGATAGCGGTATCTGCCGACGTCCGCATTCTCAGAAATTTGGCCGTTCTCAGGCGCTGAAACATCGGGTTGCGTCGTGTTGTGGTTTTGCGGGTTTCGCTCCGGTTGATTTCCAGATAACGCTCAATCTCACTGCGATAAAATGACCGTACTGCGCCCCGGTCTTCATCGAAGCCGGTTATCATGCGTCCCCGCCGACCACGGATCGCCCGCCAATTTTTTAAGTCGCGGACTTCCCCCCGATGGATAAAACGAATGCCCTTTTGTGAACGCAGGATACGGCGATGACGCGGCTCATAGCTGGAACCGTCGGTATTTTTCTGGCTGCGGATGCGCTTTTGCTGATCGGTACGGATGGCGGTTGCCAATTGGCGCGCCAATCGGCTGCGATAACCGGGCGATGTCGTGGATAGCAGGCGCTGTAACTCATTTTCCAACGAAAACATCAAACTGCCTTGACTCATACCGCCCCCTCATGACCGAGCAACACATCCCAGACGGCCAGTGACCGTGAATCCGGCGGCGGCTCATCAATATGGGTCGGAATGAGTTTTCCATTCACCCGATCCACAATCACGCGCTCGGAGGTGGGCAGCGTGAAAAGAATGTCGGCGGTATCGTTGTTGAGTAAGTCCACTTCAAAGCGAAATCCTTCGCGGCGCCGGTCAGGATTAAACAGCAGGTCAGGCTGATGCAACCGTGCCCATGCCAGAATAGGTATGCTGAGATTGTCGAGCGGGTGCGGGTAATCCAGCGCCAGCACTTCCAACTGATACTGGTAAAGAAAGGAGGCTGAACCTGATCCCGTGGCAATCAAATTTCCTTTGGTGATAAAGACTTCCAGCCGATCCGGATTCTGGTTAAAGAACGGCTCATGTTCAACAATCATTTCTCGCAGTAAATTGGGCTTTAACATGGCTCACCTCAATGGGCATTCGGTATTGGCCCAATCCCTCAATCCGAGGAACTGGCTTTCGAGGGTTTCGAGTTCTCCGAGGAGACGTACATAATCCTGTTCAGCGTCTTTCGCCAGTCTGGCGGGTCTTGAACCATCCACACCGGCGGGGGAAGCGGTTTCGGGCTTGGGGCATTCGGCTTTGACGTACACGCGCCGAGTGTCAGTGCGGAGATCATCACTAAGCCGGTCAATCTGAGATTTAGCATTCGTCAGCTCCTGTAAGCGTTTTGCAGCCTGTTCAGCGAGATGCATGATCCGCGCTTGCTGGTTGATGTTGATGGCCTCTTGCTCGGATAAGGATTGACTGAGTGAACTATTTTTCTCAGTCAGCCGCCCGTTTTCTTCATACACGGAATAGACAGAATGCAAGGTCTTTACAACCAGCAAGACACCGGCAATCACAGCAATCGCTTTCCACTTCATAGCAACTCAAACGCCTTTTTAAACACGGCATCGGCATACGGTTGCTGGCCGTTCTCCATCCGTATCATGGCAGTGACTAATGCTGTCATGGCGGGGTGATGGTTGATATCAATCACCGCATCACGGGCAATGCCTGTCATGTCGCTGACATTAGCAATATAGCGTTCCGTGTCATTCTCATTCGGGGGCGCCCAGCGAGAGATAAACTGGCGAATTGTGTTATCGCCGTATTTGCGCAGATAGGTGTGCAAGATTTTCAGCATCGCCCGGATACCCCATTCTGGCGCAGTAAACTGGCAAAAATCATCGTCCGTCTGGCGCGCGCGCAATCCCTGCCATTTATCCCCGTGGCGAATATTGCCCGGATTGTTATTCCGAATGCCTCTACTCATGTGGTTTATCTCCCAAGCGTTTATTGATGGCACGAATAGCAAACTCACGTATTTTTTCAACGCCAATAAAACCAATGACACCCCCGATTGCCGGTGCAAAACTACCGGGAATGCCAAACATCTCTAAGCCACTGGACACGCTCCATGACAAGGCACCACAGAGCAGCGCTTCGATCCATCGGTTCTGGCGTTCTACGCCATCGTAAATCAGACGTCCGTAGCAAATTGCGGCGGCCAAAATTGAGCCGGATATCTGCGGCCACGAATTTTTCAGGCCATTCACCATCTCGACCCATAAATCAGGTTGGTCTTTCATTGTCAGTCCCATAATTGAATGATGTCCTGATTAGGTGGCGGGGTGATATCCGGCAGTTCAACCCATTGACCGGCGGCAAGCTGGGTGCTCAGGCAAATATCAGGGTTGGCTTCAAGTACCTGCTCAACCACGCCCTGAGTACGGCCATAGTGACGCCAGCACAGTAAATCCACGGTATCCCCCTGAAACGCCTTGATCTGCATCAGACCAACTCCGCTATCATGCGATGTTTACCCAAAATATCCCGGATGGCGTTTTGTCCATCCCGTCGCAGGTCATCAATTTGTGTGCTTAATGCTTCAGCGTGTTTTTCTCCGTCGCGCGTGGTGTCGATGTCGCGGTAGTTTTCAATCAACAGCGCCTTAGTAAAGCTGTACACCGCATGGTGATAGCGGAAAACATGCGCCGTGGTGTCGTTGATGATCGGCGATGGCACGGCTTTCAATGAAGCAAAGCCGTTTTTTTCCTGCTCTGCCCGCCACTCGGCCAATAACTGATTAGCGTAAAGCGTCGCCTCGGTTGCCATGTGTTTGAGCCGGCTGGTTGTGACGCCCCCATTCAGGCGCATCGACTGGCGCAAACCCGATAAGACAATCGCCGGCCAGAACACCTCTGAGGTGATTGCTGCATTGCCATCGGTGATCTGGGTTTCATCATCGATTTTGTTTATCGTTTTGGTTGCCACTAAGCTCATAACTCACCTGTTGAGAAAAAACGGCGGTGAACGATGATCCGCACGGCGTGTTAAACACGGTTCGGATCACTGTGCCGCCAGGCACGCGGGGTGCATTCGGTTAGCGTGAAGGTTTAGCCTTCACCGCTGTTGTTCTGGTCTTGCTCTTGGCGGCTTTTTTCCCCGCCGCCGTGGGTTTCGTCTTTGGGGGCGACATGACCGTGTTATCTGATGAGGTTGAATCACCGTCAGCGATCTTTTTTAATTCCCGGGTCAGGGCTTCGATATCTTTTTTCACCCCGATATTGACAAATAGCAACAATGCCTGTTGCATCAACGATAATGCGCGCGCTTTGTCTTCCCGCTCAGGGCTTAATCGCAGGGTATAGGCCAGCGTTTTAAACAGCTTGGCCTTAACCTGATTGGGCATATCCAGTGGTGTAACCAATTCAGCGAGCCGTTCCAGTATCGCCAGCGGGACAGGATCAACCGCCCCGTTCGCCGAAAAGATGGTTAACGCTTTGTCGCAAATCTCATCCACCAATAACGGCCCCACGGTGCGGAGATAGCGATCAGGCAAGGGCAGGTTATGGCGAATAACATAGTCAGCCGTGGTCAGGGCGCGGTCATAATGGCCAACGTCCATCTGCCAAATCATGACCGTGGTCAGTACCTCATCGGCCAGACCGGTATCCGATCCCAATACTCCCTCAATCCAGCCGTCATAGGACTCCAGCACTGTGCGCTTGTAATCAATTTTTCGCTCGGTCGATTGCAGGTCAGATAACCGGGCCTGATCAAAACGCAAGCGGTGTAATACCTGCTCATACGCCGTTAATGCTTCGGATGTCATGCCTTCTTCGCCACGACGTGACGCCATGACTTTTTGCCAGTGTTCTTGTGCCGGTGTCAGCATCATTCCCCCTCGTACCGTGCCGGCGGTATTCCGGCACCTCATCAAGTGACTTATTCGCCGCCGCTCTCGGCACCCGCGAAAGAAATATCTTCAATCAGGCAGCTCAGGCCGTAATCTTCAATGACATAACCGTCATTACTTTGCGCATAGGTCGCAATACGGTTGTATTCCGGCTCGTTTTTGATGTAGCGGTTGTATTTCCCTTTCTGCCAGTAAAGTGACAGGTTTTTAAAGGTAGTGATGAAAATGGCTCCATCAGGGAAGAACGGCACGCGGAAAACCGGCAAGCCCCCCAGCGTACTGAGTTTCATCAGCTCATTACCCGCCAACAGTTCCATGTTGGGGTTGTGCTGACTGTGCTGATTCAGGATCTTGAAATTTTTCTGGGTCGTCAGGCGTGAACCGGTGATCGCCAGCAAGCCGGGGGCGCTCTGATGCCACGGATCAAGCAGGGTGTTCACGGCGTCATAAACGACAGAGTCATAGTTACCGTATTGCCCTTTTTTGATAATTTTCCCGTCTTCATCCCGGCTGGTGAGGGTGATACCTTTCATCACACGCCCCGGCGCTTTGTTGCGCAGGTGTTGTAACCAGCCGATATTAATATCCTGCAATAATGGGTTTTTCTCACGATCGGATTTCAGGGCGCACGATGTGCCATTGAACCCAATCATCAGACGGTCATTCGCCTCTTGCTGGACAATCTGCTGACTGATCAGCTGCTGAAACTCCGGGTGTCCGGCCCACGCATCAATTTGCGTATAGCCGATGTAGGTATCGAAGTTCGTTTGTTCGCAACGGTAGCGGTTCGCCTGTAAATCATGGACGCCGACCGGCTCGCGGCGATCGGAGGTAGATACGTTACGGCTGGCAATCGTGCGATTGATACCGACCCCGATTTTCTCGCCTTCCTGCTCGGTCACACCGATGGAATTAATTTCTTTTAGAAAGGGACTGGATTCCATCTTCGCTTTTTCAAGACGTTGTTGAACAGCGGGTGAAACCGTTAACTGGATGCTATCCCCTTCACGATCAACCCCGTTTAATTTGCCTTGCTGATCAAGGTAGGACAGATAGTGTTGACGCCCTTCGTTACTGAGTGACATAAATAAGGTTCCTGTAAGCAATTAATAATCGGCCAACACTTGGGTTGAACCGTTCGCTTGTGGTCGCTGGGTCGGTGAAGCATCCTGCTGGCTGAGCTGGCTTTTCAGCGTGCTGAGTTCGGTTGCAAGTTGCGTGAGCTGTTCCGACTGGCTGGCGCCCTGCTTTTCCAGTGCAGACAATTTCTGCCCCTGATTGAGTGCTTCGCCGCATTTTTCCGCCGTTAACTGCACCATCTCACGCAAGATACTGATTTCAGCGTTGCTGTGCTCACGGTGCAGCCCCAGCGCCTTTTTCACGGATAAAACAAACTTTTCGCCGAGGGATTTATCCTCGGCAGGGTGCTGTTCAGTCCCTGCCAGCAATTCAACCATGGTTTCCAGTGATGCCGACAAAAAGCGATCATCACTGGCCGGTAGGCCGCGTTCCTGCACACTCAGCTTGATTAATTCCGTACCGACAGCGGCGGGGGTATCCGTCAGCGCAATGCCGGTCAAATAGGCGCTCTGGGTCTGAGGAAAACGCGAGTAAAACTCAATGCTGGAAAAAACCTTCTGTCCGCTCTGGTTCAGTTTGAAGACATTCGCGTCTTTTTCTTCATCCAGATCGACGGTGGCTTCCAGTGCCAGCCTGCCCTGTAGCGGGCCATCTTTGATTTCATACGCCCGGGCTGATTGCACCAGCGCGTAATGGCGAAACAGGCTGTCTGGGTACAGACTTTTGACGTGTTCCAGATTCAGACGGGCCGCATAGAGGCGGGGGTTATAGTTGTCTGCCATCTGCTGGATCTGTTCGCGGGAAACGACAAACCCGTTTAGGGTCATCCCTTCAGTACAGACCGTTAATTTAATGGTTTTGGCCATGGTTGCTCTCCAACAAGCCCCTTTCTATTGAT